GAACATCTCGTTGCCGTCGCGATCCACTCCGAGCCTCTGTTGGTTGAGTTTTTCCAACTCCTCATAAAAGGGGGCGGATGGTGTCATGATTTTTTTTCTTCTTCTCGTTTTTTTCCCGAAAATTAATCCCAGGATAGCTTCAAGGATTGTCATCAACAGCTTCATGTTGTGTCTCCTCCGCTGGCAAATCGTTGTATGCCGCGAGTTGGGCCATGGCGTCGTCCCAGTTTTCGATGTTTAGGTAGGGCTTGTACACTTCGGGATAGGATTCAATAAATGTTTGAATGATTTGTTTTCTCCATTCCCGCAAGTCATGTTCATCCTCGTTGCGGAGAACTTTGATCTTCTGCTCATCTATCCCGGTAAGCTCCATGGCCATGTAGCCAGCTTCCAAACTCATAATCATGCGGGTGTACATCTTTACTGTGAATGTGAGGATTTCATTTTCCACCACCTGCAAGAGATGGCTCTTCAATCCAAAGATAATTGCCAAGGCACTATACACCTTATGAAAAAAGATCCCTGCCAAAAACGCTATAACTATATATACCAATGTCATATTTCACTCCATACAAAAAAACACTGCTCTGTCATTATACAACATAGCAGTGTTTTTGTAAAGTGTTTTCGAATAAGTATTACTTATTCAAGCGGCTGATTACTTTGGAAGTAATTTCAGCAACTAATGCGTCGACTGAGGATTTCTTTGATTTAGATTCGTTCTTAGTGTAATCTAGTGGGTCCTTGCCAGGTTTGGTCTTGGACTTATCCCCTCGCGAGGCACCGGTGAGTTTTGCACCAGTCTCTTGCATCAAATCCTCTTCTTCTTCGGGTTCCGTCTCTTCAACGTCAACGGCACCATCCATGTCGAGGGTCGCCGCATCCAAGTCCATGGCTGCGTCGGCTTCCAAGTCAGCTTCTTCTTCACCGCCACTGGTAGTAACCGTCACAATGTCGGATCCAGCAGCTTGGTTAATGAGAGCGGCCAAGTCGCCCAAAATCTGTTCAGCACGAGTGGCGATATCGCCATCGGCTTCTGCAGTTTCAAGGTCGGCAGTGGCATCCATGACATCGGCTTCTGCATCACCCATGTCACGAGCTGCATCATCGGCGTCGTCATGAGCCTCGATGTCTTCAATTTCTTCTTCGTCGTCTTCGGTGACGGGGATGAGCCCTTCAGCCTTGACTTCTTCTTCAGTTACACCTTTATCGGTGCTTTCTTCCACAGTTTCTGCTTCTTCAACAGATGCTGCTTCTTCAACAACTTCTTCGCCTTCTTTCACTTCATCTTCATTAACTTCTTCTTCCTCGTTCACTTGAGTCTCCAAGAAGGATTCTGAAAGTGGAGCGAGGTTAGCTAATCCCATGAAACGACGAACAGTTGATTCGTTTAAAAGTTTCTTGTTACTCATAGTATACTATCTCCTCTTGATGTTTAAATCGATTTTTTCAAGATTTACTCTGCAAACTGCAGAATAACTCTTATAAATAGTGTGGGGCTTCGCAAAAACCCCTTTTATTTAGCCGAAAGCGGTTTTTCAATGCGTTTCTTCAATTTTTGCACAGCGGCCTTTTCTATTTGACACACGCGGACAAAACTTATGCGAAGTCTTTCGCCAACTTCTCTGAGGGTGAGACCTCCTTCATGCTTATCCACGGCCACCAAAGTGCAATTAAGATCGTCTTCGTAATCGATCCAATGCTTGCAGTCTGAGTTGGGGCACGAAACTTTATTCTTCTTACATGACTTGACACAAGGGAGCTCCACACTTGGGGCGTCCAAAAATATATTAAAAAGATCAGACATCATACTCCTCCAGCTCAATCAAGTCGAAGATGTTCTCAATATCTTCTGGGGAGAGTGCGAACCGACGGTCTACATCGTCTGCCTCTTCTCGTTCTTTCCTTATCATTTTTCTATTCCTTTTGTTATCAATTTGTTTATTCTCTTTATACTCCTCGATGAAAGCATTGATGTGTTTGTTATCTCCGATGAAGCCATCAACCAAGGCTCGGAAAAATTCTGTCTTGGTTAATTTTTCATACTCCAATTTCATGATGAGATTCACATACACGGTGTCGGTGCTATCATAATAGAGTGTTGGGTATACCCGACGATTAAGTTGGCCATACTCTTCAATTTTTTCTCCCGGAATTTTAGGCATTCTGTGTTGCCCGATCCCGAAGGCGTTTGTCGAAGTCCTTCACTACTTCCTGAGCTTTTGACCAGCAGTCGGGGCAATACAGGCGAACTGTTTCGGGGTCATGGCGCACGACCACGCTCCAGCTCATCACCTGTTCTCTATTCTGGCGGTCGAACGGCTCCTCGCATGCGAGGCATTCTTCGGGCAACTGATCAAAGAGGCCCAACTTTTCCTTCACATCCTTTTGGATTTGTTTGTGTTTCTTTTTGTTCTTTAGTTTCCTAACCATGTGCTCTCCTACATTGCTGACAGCAGCGGTGTGGTTGGGGCGCCTGATTCTGACGTGCCGAAGATGACCACCGCAGATGGGAAGGGTGCAGAATTCGTTCCGCCGCCAAACTTGAGGCGCCCCTTTATCAGCCTAATCTCATCGGCCTTCATCACATAGTCGTGCCAATACCTCGTGTCGGTACGGGCAGGGATTAACATTACGACGACGGTGCCCTTCGTCTGAGCTGCTTCGTATGCCTTCTTCACCCACAAGCCAATGACTCGGCCATAGGGGGGATTGACAAAAGCCGTGTGGCCTGACCAATCTTGAGCCAGACCATCGTCATCGGTGGTAAAATACTTAGAGCACACCGCGTTGTGGCTCTGAGCGCAGGGATCTAGATTAAAAGAGAACTCTTTATCCAGTTCCTGAAAGAAGGTGCGTGGCGTGGACCACTCCAGACTCTTGCTACTAAACAGTGCTTCCATATCATGCTTTCTCATTCTTGTCTCCGTCGGTTGAACCAAGAGCACCTGCGCCTCGGTCGCTAATTGTGATGGGATACCAGTTGTAAAGGTTGCCTGTGTTGGTCTCCAACGCTCGGAAGTGAACGACTGGAACCATGACCGCTTGGGCAATCTTATCCTTTGGGATAATTGTCTGGGCCTTCTTGCCAATGTTATGAAGGTTGACGAACACCTCTCCGTCGTACCCGCTGTCCACTACGCAGGCCCCAACGATGAGGCTGCGCTTGGCTGCAATACTGGATCGGTTTTTGATCTCAATCATATATCCATGAGGGACGCCAAACCGATAGCCCGTGGCCAGTAGCTTGCTCTCTCCCGGCTCAATGACAATCGAATCTTTGTCGGGGTGAGGAAGGAAGCCTTCCGGGTCTGGGTTGAAGTACAGGTCTAAGCCTGCGTCTGATGGGTTGGCCCGCTCTGGTGGTTGGGCGCTGTCTCTTACTCTGTAAAATTCTAGAATCATATTATTCTCCTTAATTGATTTCTGTCTTCTCTAATCCCCGAAGCATCATCCAATTCAAAACATCGAATGGGCCGCCGTAGGTAACGATAACGTCATATTCGCTATCTTTGTATTTCTCGTTTAGTTCGTCACAGGCAGCTTCGGTTTCTTCGGCACTCCGAAGGGTGCGTCGCTCCTGGATCTTGAGCTTCGTGTTGTGTATCACCACAACTGAATTAAATTTTCTTTTCTTCTTCTCTCCCGTCATCCTAAAACCCTGAAGTTATGATATATGCTGCGTGTGGAGAATCCCCACTGCTCGCTGAAATCTAACTTCGCCATATAAGGTCGGTTGATTTGAATTCTATCTCTGTGTTCTTTAACTCCCCAGCACTTGATGTGTGTGAGGACGCTGTTCTCATCCACGACCTCGATAACCCAATAGGTCTTGTCGTTTTTGGTCTTTCGTGCCGTCACTTTCCGTGGGACAAACCACACCAAGTTCAAGTCGGGGTCGTAGTCTGAAATTGCTGGGACGCAATATTCCTTTAATCTTTGTTGGATGGGCTCATCAACGACAAGATGGATTGGAAACACGCCAGTTAAGCTGGCCAGATATTCAATCTTCTCCTCGATGGCAAAGTCTCCCTCTGGCGCATACATCTCAATGTTTTCTTCTAAGTCCTTCTCTTTCCGGGGGCGTTCGACTGCCACCGCTGACCAGTAATGTTTAAGACCAGTGAACCGATCATCCATCAAGCAATTCAATGCTTGGCTTCTCACCAAGACATCCAAAGCTTTCTTGTTGAGCTTGCTGTATACCATGTCCTCGTTGAAAAGAAAGTCCTCAATTTTATGGAAAGGTCTGCCATTGTAGATTTGTTCAATTGCCGACTCACCAAGTCCCTTGATGGAAGTGAGGGGTTGAATGAGGGCGTTGCCATCATCCGAGATTTCCCATACCCTTCCAGACGTGTTGACGTTTAACTTCTCAATACCAAACCCCAAACTCTTTGCGACATTGATTGCGGCCTCTTTTCGCCCTTCGGGCTCTTTGTCGAGAAATGCTGCCATCCATTCAACTGGATAATAGTTGAGCAGATGAGCACACTGATAAGATAGTGTAGCGTAAGAAACCGCATGTGATGCGTTGAAGCCATAACCTGAGAAGAATTCCATTTTCTCCCACAGTTCCATTGCTTGTTGCTCAGTAATTCCCTTGTCGACACATCCGTCAACAAACTTTAGTCGGATCTTTTCTAGTTCTTTGGCGCCTTTGCCTGTTCCTTTTTTAGTTAATAGCTTGCGAAGGGCATTGCCCTCGTCCAAAGATATATCACGACCAAGTTTGTGGGCTAGCAAAGCCAGCTGTTCTTGGAAAATAATGAAGCCATAAGTTTCCTCAAGACACTCTTTGATGACTGGATGGACATATTCAATTTCTTCTGGGTTTTTTATTGCCTTCGCATAACGCTTGGCAACACCTGCAGACAGCGGGCCCGGTCGATAGATCGCAGTGATGGCTGACAGATCTGCAAGACTTGTGGGCTTCGTATCTTTGCAGAATTTTTGTGCCCCATCTTGAGTGAATTGAAAAACGCCAGCCCATTTTCCTTTATGGAAGATGTTCTTCCACACTTTCTGATCACCAAAGTCAATCGTATCTGGGTGAAGGTGTTCCTCGTAATACGCTTTCACCTGTGCGAAAGTTGGCTCCGGTATATCATGCTTCCTTATTAAGATGTGACGTATCGCTCCCTCAATCATGCGAAGTGAAGCGAGTCCCAAGATATCAAACTTAATAAAGCCCATGGGTTCCAAGTGACGAACGTTCTGTCCCTCGCTCCACGGTGTCTGCCGGACGCCACCGGATGATATGAGGGGCATGTGATGGTCGAGGTTCTCGCCCACCAAAATTCCACCAGCGTGGCGTGAACAGCTTCGAGTACTCCCAAAGATTCTCAACACATGCGTCTTTACTTGAGGGTATTTGTTCAAGAAAGCCTTGAGACTATCTGAATATTCTAATACCTCTTCAAAGGTTGGGGCGTATACACCTGCAGCAATTCCATTAGCTTCCTTCGCTCTGGGTGTTGCCTCGTGGATCATCTTACTTGTGACACCATTGGCCTCAGCGAAGTCGATGTTGTAAAATTTGGAGATGTCTTTGATGAGTGATCTCAATTGGAGAGTGTTCCAGTTAGAGATGGGAACCACAACGTTGTCTCCCCATTCCTTAATGAACATATCTTTTAGTTCCATCGGATCGGCCACATCATAATCAATATCAGGGTAGTCTACTGTATCCTTCCGTAAGAATCTCTCGAACTGAAGGTTGTATTTGATGGGATCAATTTGAGTAATGTTAAGACAGTAGGCGATGAGCGAACCTGCGGCTGAACCTCGTCCTGCGCCTACAAGCTGGGCCTCTTGTGCCTTGTCTGAAATGGCCCTCATAGTCAAAAAGTATTTACTAAAACCTCTGGAGCTGATAACATCAAACTCTTGTTCAATTCTCTCCTCGTAATTTTTCTTTCCGGTGAGGCCACGCTTTGCAAGACCGTCGCGGGTGAAGTCCATCAAAGCGTCGTCTGCAGTCACACCTTCTGGCACAACGAAATCAGGAAGTCGCACCGTGTTGTCGGGAAAGAAAGACTCAATCTTTTCGTGGGCAATTTCATACGTTCGCTCGATGCTGTCCAAGATTAATTGCTCATCATACTCCACGCCTTTGGGGAAGAGTGGTGTGTCCTTCTCCCGATAAATCCAATTGTCTGGCTGAGAGTATTTGCGATATGCTTCGAGCATCTCATCACCGTTCTTGGGGTATAGTTCGCACCGAGTCTCATCGATAGTGTCGGGCAGCGTTGCCTCAGTGAGTCCCTTACCAAGCCAGCCCAATTTCTTATATAGTTCGCGGTCCTTCCATGACGCTTTGTCTGGGTAGTGGCTGTCCGAAGTCGAGACAAGTTGAATGTCCAACTCTTCGCACACTTTAATTACAAATTTGTTTATGGCGTGTTGGTCGGGAATTGCATTCCACTGAACTTCTCCGTAAAAATTATCTCCGAAGATTTCTTTGAATCTGGTGGCTGTCTTTTTCATCTCCTCGTAGACGGCCTCTTCGCCCTGTTCACGCTTGGCCCAATAGTTACTTGCAAAGGCGCCGCCCATACAGGCACTACAAACAATCAACCCCTCGCCATATTTCTCCAACATCTCAAAGTCAATGCGTGGGTATCGATAAAAATTTTCGGGAGTATAAGAATCAGAGATCATTTTGAAGAGGTTGTTTAACCCCGCCTGACTAGAAACCAGCAAAACAAGATGACTGCGGCGAGACAGAATATCTTTAACAGCACTTTTGCTTTCTTCTTCATCCTCTACCGTGGTCCCAGTTGCCTCCGCTAATCCTTTAGCCTTCTTCTTATCTAGTTCGGCCAATTGCTTTTCTTCGTGCCATTCCTCCAAAGAAGGCACAAAATATGCCTCGCACCCATAGATCGGCTTAAAGTCCTTGCCATTCGCCTGCATTTCCTTCGCGTGGAGAACCTGATACGCAAGGCCATTCATGTTCCCATGATCGGTGAGGGCCAAGGCATCCATGCCATTTTGATAGGCTGAGTCCATGTGTTCTTGTGGATAGCCGAGTGCATCGAATGGCGAACCTGCCACGCTGTGGGCATGAAGCCCGACGTACTTTACTTTAGAATCTTCTCGTTCGCTCATAATCTAACCTATTTTCCTTAAATGATAGTTTGCAATATTAAAACGTTGGCCGGCCATATAAATAACCGTGGAGTTCCAGAGGGGATCGGTCCCCACTACAATACCAACCTCCTTCGTTGGTTGGCGCACATAATCAAGAGGAGTGACCACCTCCACTAAATCTCCAGGCTCAAGTTTCAGCTCCGACGAGTCGGTAAGATCTTTGAGCCATTCGCTTTTGAAATGTGACAACTCCATTCGCTACTTCCTTATGTTTTTCAACTTGGTCTTCTGAGCCAAGGTAGTTCTTATAATTTTCCCAAGTGTCAATCTGGTGATACCAAGGGACTGAAATTTGTTTCGGTTCATCCATTATAACAGATTTAAATATTTCGTCAAGTCCTGTTTTATATTTTCTTACTTCCCGCCGAGCATAGACAAACACATCGCGGTCAAAAGTGAAGGCAGTGTGCAGCCCATCGGCCACTGACTTGTCGTCGTGGGTAATTATATAAGAACTATCGGAGCGCAGCATGTGGCGCTTCGTTCGTAGCACATCCGCATCATAAATTCCGTAGGGAAAGGAGACAAAATATTTATCAGGGATCACCCACTTGGATACTCGGAACGACATCCGAAAGGAGGTGATGGCTCCGACCAGTGCGCTCCAGCCCAAACTCTCTCTGCGCTCAAAGTCAATTGGCTTGAGCTTCACATAATAGATGGGTATGCGACGGATATGATCCTTCATTTTAGAGCGCGGGTTGCCAGCTATCCTGTCAATCTCAACGGGATCGAAGATCCAATCCCCCAAGCGATGGCGGAGGAGTGGTGTGGTTCCTTCTTTGCATACAATCCAAATGGTGTTGACGCCAGCACAGGCACACTCGTAGACAGCATGTTCAACTGCTAGATAGTCCTGGCCGACAGGCATCAGCGAGTCGTGCCATGGCATATCAAAGTCTAGCTTCGCACCAGTGACAGGGACGACACCAGCAAGGTGAAAGTCGCCGACTGCATACTTTCCCTTCTTAGACTTCCGCTTGTCGCGAAGGATTCTGACTCCCTCTAACTTTTCTTCTTCCACTTGGACTTCCTAAAAATTGTTCTAGATACTTAGTATAACGCAATGGGTCATCATTGTCAAGATCATTTATGAATTTAATTGTATCTGTATCGTCGTATTCGTTCTTGTGAAGAATGTAGGTCTCCCTGAGAATTGTATCTATCTTCAGAGAAAGATACGCTGGCTTGCCAGTGGTGGCTTGCGTACCGTTCTTCGAACCTTTCATCCCCGCGTTTTTCATCATCTCCCTCGACTTTAAAAGAACATATGATTCAGAATAGTCGATACTCTTTAGCTGCTCTTCCGTCATGAAGGAGAGTGCACACGCATCTTTCCGAGAGGCCCTCTGACCAGTGATTCGCAGGTTGGGGTAGAACAAGATCCTTTTTACAAAATCGCTGTCCTTATCCTCAATATAATCATAGGGGTGGTTGCCGCCGCGATATACATTGATCCAATCCAACACCAGATATTCTCTCTTAGCTTCCCGCTTGGGGATGGGAAGGCCCTCGATGCCAAGGTCATCGATTACATGAAGCACATCATAAGAAAACGTTACCATCCTAGAATTTTTGGTGAAACATTTTATCTCCTGCGCTTCTTGGTCAACCCGCATTGAGGCAATTTTATCGGACATTGGGAGCTGGCCAGCGAGTGACAAGACAAACGACAAATGTTCCCACTTAGCAACGCACTTATAGCGAAAGAAGTGGGGTTGTTGGGGAAGGCATAGTATGGGATACCCCTTTGCATACGCAAAAGAAAGGGCCTCTAACGAGCCCCCTACCACTATGTTTTTATATGTGAGGTTTTTCAAAACAAACTCATCTTTCTGAGGAGTGGGTCGATAATCTCAAACAAAATTCTCCAGAACCCAACAAAGAAATTTATGCCGACGTTGATGAGAGACCCGAAGGAATCTATCACTCCGGCGAGGGCGTTATAAACTAGATCAGTGGTGTTGGGGTTGAACCCGATCATGCAGAGAAGTACAGCTGGAAAACATATGGTTGCCAGGAATAGAAAGGCTCTCCAAAGGCGATGCGCCAGTGAAGAAATATTTCTCGATGTTGAACCCATAGTCGGTCTAGCAAATCTCGCAAAACCCAATTCGTTTAGAACGAATTCTCCTACGCTATTAGAGCTTTACTTCACACAACACATAATTTGCTTGAAGTAAGTAGTGAGTAACTCCGTCAAGAGAAACTTCCCTCACCATATTCGGCTCTGCAACCACCAGAGAGCCTTCGGAGATCTCATTTTTAACAGACTCATGAACGCTCAAGACCCTGGCAATTACATAATCTTTCTTCTTCTGGTAGTCGATTGGCAGGAGAACGTGGTGGCGCGATTCGGCCTCCTCGTTCTCCTCCACCAACTCTACCAGAAGATGCTTGTTCTTGGGGAAGATTTTCATTAAACGCCCCGACCAACAGTCTCGTAGAAATCCATCAACTGATCTAAGTCCACATCGTCCTTGATCATCTTATAGGCTTTCATGGCCATCTTCACTTCTTCTTTACTGAGCCATCCGTTCTCAACATAATTTTGCTTGAGAGCTTTCTTCTGCTCCTTGAAGGGCTCAATGGCTTCCTCGATTGTCGCCACCGACTTAATGTAATCGACGATGCGCTCTTCCTTTTTAACTTCTGGCTCTTGGTTTGTATTATCAATAGCTAATTTCATTTCTTTCTCCTTTAGCCGCACTTGGCGAACCCGCAATGGGAACAAGTGACACACCCGTCCTGATAGACCAGACCATCTGATCCACAGCTTGGGCACATTTTATCTGTGGCTTTTTCGCCATCAGCAATGCATTTTTTCAACACCCTTGACACTACCTTGTTGAAGGATGTGAAGTCGGTATCTTGATCTTTCTGCATCTGCTCCACAACAAACTTCACGCTTGCACCGTGGCGCAGAGAGAGCGAGATCATACGAGTCATAATCGCATTATTAGGATTATCAAACATACTAACGATATCGTTCACAACCATCTCGTCTTCCTCTGTTTCTCCCAAGACCAAATCATAAATTGATCTGGTTGTCTTGCGAGGGTGTTTGGTTATTGTACCATAGTTATATTTTTTTGGCAAGGTAATTTTTGAGGAAAGACCTGCGAATAACTCATAAGGTTTACCGTCCAAGAGACCCAAGAGAACAATCCACTTCTCACCCTGAATGGTGGGGCGGTGGATTTCGCATTTCATAATCTCTGGTCGGCTAGCGGCGTCTCTCTGTGGGAAAGAGGTGTCCTCCTCTGGAGCTGCGACCAGGACGCCAGTTCGTGAACCATCAACGTAGACTGTAATTCCCTTGAGGCCGCGTTTCCAACCCTCCTTATACAGTTCACCCACCACGTCGGGCGGTGTTCCTTTTGGGAGGTTGATGGTTGAAGAGATGGCGTGGTCAATGTGCTTTTGGATTGTTTCCTGAACTTTAATACGGCGCATCCAATCAATTTGATCTGATTCTACAAAGAAGGCGGGTAATTTACTGCCTCTTCCCTTGCCAACAACACTCAAATAGTCTTGAATATTTTTATGAAACACCTTATATTCCTGCCACTTATCTCCCACATCGTCAACAAAATCTACTTTGGTTTTGGTGTCGTTGTGGCTAATCTTGCGGCGGCGTATATAAAAATTACGGAACACGGGCTCTAACCCAGAGCTGGTCTGGCTCAAGATAGAAACGGAACCAGTCGGGGCATTCGTAAGAATGGAGATATTTCTCCTGCCATATTTTTTTATGAGCCTTCGAATGCTTTGGGGGAGAGATTTGATAAAGGCGTTGTTCTTCTCAGTTTCCCAATCAAAGTCAGGGAAAGCTCCCCGCTCTTTGGCCAAGTTGCATGACTCACGGTAAGCCTCGACCTTGAGGGTTTCATATATCTTGTCGATGATCTCAATGGCCTTGTCGCTATCATAACGCAAGCGGAGGGAGGCAAGGGCATCTGCTAGGCCATGAGTTCCTAGTCCAGTTCGTCGCCCCCCTTCGGCTGCCTTACGGAGCTTCATCCATAAGACCTGTTCATCGGAAGTATCGCACGACTCCATAATCGCCATAATCTTTTCTATCTCCAGCTCCACCAGATCGTCGGAGAGCCGCATGGCAGTCCGCACCGTGTCCCCAAAGTCATCGAAGTCAAAAGATGCTTGTTTCGTGAAGGGGCCACTCACAAAGTTTTTAAGGTTCACTGAAATCAAGCGGCAACTATCATAAGCGGAGAGGGGAATCTCAGCGCAAGGGTTGGTGCAGATGGTTTTGTAGGCATCATATTCGTGAGCTGGCAAGTTCTTCGTGATGTTATCCCACATCAAGATGCCGGGTTCAGCGGTGGCTGTGGCCGACTCTACAATCTTATCCCATAACTCCTTAGCTTTAATTTCTTTGGTTATCTTGGGGTTAAGAGAACCCACAGGAAATTGCAACGTAAAGGTCTCATCGTTTTCGACGGCCTCCATAAAGCTATCGCTTATCTTGACCGACACATTTGCGCCCGTCACCTTGGTTAAGTCGCGCTTCATCGCAACAAAGCTTTCAATATCGGGATGGCGGATGTCCATCGTGATCATCAGCGCGCCGCGTCTACCGTTCTGGCCAACCATGCGGCACACATATGAATAGAAGTCAGCAAAAGACCAAGCACCTGTGGTGGTTCCTGCACTGTTGCTGACAGGTGCGCCTTCAGGTCGGAGTTCTGATATGTCTAGTCCGACCCCACAACGACGCTTAAAGAGGTTGGCAAGATCTTTGCCTGAGTCAATGATAGAGGAAATATTATCTAATGGTGAGTCCACCACTACACAATTTGAAAGAGAGGCATTTACAAAATTGTTGCCGATGCCATACATGGGTGATCCCTGCGGGACGATCTTCTTGAAACCTTTGAGGTGATCGAATATCTGCTTCTCTGAGAGCTTCTTCTGTCCAAACTTCTCTTCTATCCTGGCAAATTCCTTGGTGAGTCTAAGGTGCATATCATTCGGATTCTTCTCATGAAACTCACCCTCCTTGTCTCGAAGAGCGTACTTTGTAATAAATACATTGGTCGCTAAATCATCACCTTCAAAATATTCTTTTGTCTCTCTCGTCACGGTATCAACTTTTGGCATATCGGCTCCTCCCTTTCCCATCTTACACCCGTTTTTTATCTTCTTTAAATTCTTTATACTTTTCTTGTAGTTTTTCTTTTTGTTCCTTCGCCGTTATCAGTGCAATGGATGACGGTGTGTCACCCTGATATGGCAGGACCTTCAAGTCTATATTCTTTGTGTTCATATGCATCGGGTAAACCAGACCGTCTGGGCCATTGCGGTTCTTGGCCACAAACATACGAGCTGTGTTCGACACCTTGTCATCGATGGTTCGAGAAATGGAGCAGATAAAGTCTGCGACGAAACATTTATTGAAAGCTTCGCTGATCGATTCCATGGTGATCACTTCGGCATTGAGACCTGAACGGTTGGTTTGGGAGGCTGTCCACAGGGGACATTCATACTCCTGAGCAATTCCTCTCAGTTCCTCGTAGATCGATTCCAACTCATTTCTCTTTTCTTTCTGGGCAGCTACAGGTCTGAGGAGGTCTCCATAGTCCATGATGATCATATCAATTGGAACCTCCCGCTTTCGCAATTTTTCGAGATGGGCTCTCAAGGTCTGTGTCGATGCCGACTTTGTTGGGTACTCTTTAATTATAAGTCCGCCAGACATATCTTTAATCTTTTCGTAAATTTCATCTTTAAGGCCATGCAGTGCGTTAAGGCCAAAACCTGTGATACATGCATCATAGCGATTGCCGATGACCGTATCCTGCAGTTCTAATGTGTAGTGAATGACATTGCACCCCTGCTTGATGGCTTGTGCTCCGAGGTGAACGAGAGCCATTGATTTTCCGGCGCCTGTCGGCGCTACAACAACGCCAAGTTCGCCCTTTCCCAAGCCGCCGTGGATGATGTTATCAATTTCTTTCCACCCAGTGGTAACTGGGGTTCGGGCCTTGAGCTCAAAACGCTTCTCGAAGTCTAAAATATAATCGTAACCAAAGTCAGTGTCGGTTCCAAGCTTCAAGGCGTCGTCAAGGGTGCTCTTGATCTTCTCAAAGGAGTTATCCTTCAGTAACTCAACACTCTTAAGCATCGCCTCTTTCAGCTTTTGTTTCTTGCAGAACTCCAGAGCATGTTCTTTGACATATTCTGCATCCTTAACATCCTCTTCGTTGGTTCTAACTCTGGCGAAGAAATCTCTGACTTGCTTCTTTACAAGTTCGTTCTCATCTTCCAGTTCAGTTCGGAGGATGGTCTCTACAATAGATTTGGTTGGGTGCGTTCCATACTTGGTTTTGTAGGTAAAAATTTTCTCATTAAAAATTTGGAGATACTTGGTTTCAAAAAACCCTATATCCATCACTTCGCTGATCTGATCAGAAAACTGGCGGTCTTCCAAGACAAGCCTTGTAAGCTTTTCCTGAAAGGACTTGCCATAGTGGGCAAAACTTGCTACTTCCTTTTGCATTTAACCCTCTACTGAGTATCGTTTCATGAGTGAATAAAGTGTATCCCAATTACCTGCGCCGAAGCCGTCCTTGATCATCATCGTCACAACCTCGGTCTTATTGAAAGACATATCCATCTCCTCAATGGCGCTGCGGATATACGCAAGGCTCTGGAAGGGGATGTTAGGTGAAGATAATTGCATCATATTATAATTCGTCAGGACTAAATCTTTGCTCTCTAATATCTTATCATATATTTTTGGTTTGCCAAGGTTTTTCTCACATTCCTCGAAAATATCTTGGAGCATGTACTCTTTGCTCTCCTTCAGGAAAGGGAACCGCTTGGCCACAGTCTTGAGGCCGACGCCATCGACGCCTTTCAAGTTGTCTGATTTGTCGCCCTCAAGGGCACGAGCGATGACGAAATTTATTGGGTGAATGTTATAGGTCTCAAGGAGATCTTTTTCTCGAACGACCTCTTTCTTTCCTTTTTCCCTCGGACGCCAGATGACAGTCTTATTTATGTCACCGTCGGCGCCGACGCATTGGTAAAAGTCTTTGTCGCTTGAGACGATGATCTTCAGCCAATCATCAAAGTTGTCCATTTGGTTGACGTAGGAGATAATGTCGTCTGCCTCGCAGCCATCAACGCGGATCTGGTGGATTGGCATTGAATTTATATAGTCGATGGTTCGTTCATATTGCCAAGAGCGATTTGCCATCTCCTGTTCTTCGGTGAGAAGATCGCGCACCATGCGGTTAAGTCGCACTGGTTTGCGCCCAGACTTATATCCTTTGACAATTTTTCTTTTGCGGATGCTACCACCTTCGCCGTCCCACACAACAACAATCTTGTCGGGCTTGACTTCTCTGGCAACCTTCTGTAAAGACGCGAGAAAACCCTTGCAGCCACCGATGGGATCACCATTGGTTGAGATGCTAGGGTTGGCATTATAATTCCGCATGTAGATGTTTAAGCCATCTACAATCAATAATCTTTTCATGTAAACCTCCGCTACTGTGTTTCGTCAGCATCGAGGTCATAAAAATCAGAGGCAGTTCCATCGCGGTTGGCGAATTTCAAGACAACTTCTTTTTCGAAGATGTCCATAGCGGTGGCGCGGAAGGTCTCATCCTGCATCTTATCGAGCCACATCTTTGATTGAAACTTTTCTTCTTTGCCATCTGAGTGAATGAGGGTATACCATGCTCCGGCGTTCTTGACTCGATCTGATCCTTTGATGGCCTCAAAGATTCCTTCATCATTCTGAATTCTCACTTCGTCTCCCCACAAAATTTTGAAGAAACACTCCCGGCCTTCTGATCCGAAGCGAGACTTTTTAATCTTTGCCTTCACTTCGGAACCGATGCGGAAGCCGTTATCGTCCAGTATATAAGATGCCTTGGATTTGCGGCCTGTGAGGTAGATACGCAGGGATGCTGCGTATTGCATGCTCTTGCCTCCGGGGGTCACAAACGGATCAATCATCGCTGAGACATGATCTCCGGGGCGGGGGATGTTTGTTTTTAATTGGTTCAACACCAAGAAGGTGCTGTTGGTCTCATTCAGTGGAATGGTAAGTTTCTGCATCGCTTTGGAAAGGATACGAGCTTTGAGGGCCATTGTCTCTTGCGGGTTAAACGTGCCTGAATTGTCAGATTCCGTGGGCGTATTTGCAAGGCTATCCCATATAAATAAGACGTTTTCGTTTCCTTCGGTGAGAACTGTCTCGATGGTCTCAAGCATGTTCTCAACGGAAGTGGGTGTAACTCTCAGAAAATTTTCTTCATCTACTCCCGCTTTTCTTAGGAACTCAAAGTCCATGGCAGCTTCCGAATCAAAGTAGATAACACTGATCCCTTTAGTTGTGGCGTTGGCTGCAACCTGTGCAGCCATGTAAGACTTGCCGGATGCTTCAAGGCCAGCAATTTCTGTAATTCTGCCAACGGGAATACCAGCCACTTGACCTCGGCAAATGATGCCGTCCAGCCATGTGCAGCCCGTTGGGATCCAGTCGGACACTTCGGAAGGGTTGGTGTCCGTCATCGTGTGGGCAACAGTCATGCCCATCCTCTTGTTAAGAACCGTTGCGATTCCCTTGACGCCAAGTTTCCCCGGCTTTGATTTGATGTGTTTTAAATTTGTTGCCACTGATTTACCTCATGTTTGAAAGATGGAGCGGGAGACGAGATTCGAACTCGCGACATTCTGCTTGGAAGGCAGGAACTCTACCAGCTGAGTTACTCCCGCAAAAAAGATGGGCAGTTCCCTTTACCAACTTGCTGCCCGTCAAGTGCGTGAGGAATATGTACACGCGCCCGGTTGAGGCAAAGGGAAGAAATTAATTAAGCATTCAACAAGTCATTAAATGATTTGTCAACACTTGACGCATTATCCTTCGAAGTATACTTCGCGGTTTCAGAAGAGTCTCCTTCCGCCGTTTCGTCGGAGGTGAGATACTCATCCAAGAACCCCTGAACATCAGACGTACTCTTCTTCTCGAAAAGAGAATCGATATCTGGAATGCTGTCCAAGATTTCCTTGCAAGCTTCGGGTGTTGCTTCGACGCAAACCGTAGAGGTAGAGCGTTTTGGCGTCAACTTCGTCTGCGGGAATGATTGACCTGCGGCCTTACCGTAGTGAAGGTCAAGGTCAGTTCCTGCTTCGATGTCAGTGATGTCCCCATACTCAGGGTTCAACACAAGGTTAAGCAAGGTTTCATAAGCCATCTTGCCATAGCCCCAAATTTTCACACCCAAGTTTTCTTCGCCACGAACCAATACGGGTGAGAAGAATCGCTGCCGAGCGGTAAGCTCTTTGGCCATCTTCACACTGTCGTCATCGCCTTCTTTATAAAGCTTTCGGGCGAAGTCGCAAACTGGGCACTCATCGCCAAAGTTCTTCTTGGGACACAAGAAGCCAGAATTGCTGCCGACATTGTAATGGAAGTGGTAATCCTTGAAAGGATCGCCGTCTTTCGTTGTTATAATACGAATCGTTTGGTTCCCATCGGACGGACGCCAGAAGGCACTCGCACCGTTGCTCCCCTTAGATTGTAATTTGGTTAAACGCTCTCGCATTTTGCTCATATCAATTGCCATGTTTTTTCTCCTGTTAAAGTCACTAGGGCAAATTTCCCCTAAGTGCTGGTTTTTATTATTATACCACAGATCACCTGTGCTGTCAAGCACTTTGATCTCTTTTTTGTATCATCACTGAAGATTGTACACAAAAGACGTGTGGCTCCTCGTATGTGGTGGCATACACCCTATATGAAGTTCGTTGCTCTCCCTCTCGGTAAGAGTCTATTTTCTCTTTCAACTTTGAAAGAAGCTTGTTATCATTCCTCAGTTCATCCTCATTGATCCCGCAATAATACATGCGCTCTCGAATGTCCTCCAGTTCAAAGAAACTCTTTTCGTCTTTAGTTTCCAGAGAAACCAGACTAATAGTCATAATCCGTGAATAACCAATGCCCTCTGAATCAACACTGAGCACTGGTTGGGAATGTTCAAAATAATTTATAAGATTGAGAGAGGAAACAATGTGTTCGTGGATAGCTTCCTCATACCCAATGATGGGAACTTCACCCATAGCCTCCTCAATCTTCTCAATATCAAACAAGAGAAGCTGACTGATTGCTCCCGAACGTGCATACTCCTGCAATACATTGAAAGCCATATTCTCCTGCAAGTGTGCGGCCTCGTTGAGCGAGGTTCGATCTGGCTGAACATACACTACAGTTACAGCCCAGGGTCGTGCGTGTTCCAGAATCCTAAGAGTGGTGGCCGAAATGATCTCGCCGCCGCTGACCAAGAAGATGGTTTTTCCCTTTAGGTCTTTAAAAAAATATTTCATGGACGGGCAATTCTTCTCGTATTTTTCGGGGTGATCTTCTTTTTTGATCCCGCGAGTGCGCTTGGATTTTTCCAAACCAACATTGATCTTATAGACATCGTAGTTGTCGCGCTTGGCAAACTCGTCTGCCAATTTACAACCCATATCTCCTAGTCCAATAATGTTTATCATGTGATCTCCTGCAGATCTATTATACACCCAATGGGCCTATATGTTAAAGCGTTTCAGATCTCCGAAACTCTTTCCGACGTGTACTGAAGCCTGGAATTTTCCCATCTTCGTATTGGAAAAGATCTCCAAAATCTCTTTGATTTCATATCTTTCCTCGTCCAACAAATCAATCACCACCGAATCGTGGAGACAAAATTTAATAAAGCTTTTTTTATTTTTAAGCAGATCTCTTAACACCAGCATACGATCAAATACCAGATCAGCTGTCGTGCTCTGCACCAGATAATTCAGAGCGTGATGATCGTCGGCATCCAGTTTTCGGCCAAATGGCGTCGTCACGATCCCGGCTTGGCGATCATAAAACTTACTTAGAACCTTTTCTTTTTCGTACAGCCGCGAAAGTTCTTCGCCAATATCGGATGTCTTCGATCCATACAGCCACGATATTACGGACTTTTTTGCTTCTTCTCTCGATGTATTTAGAACGTCCGAGTTCCATTTATGAATATCCTCTTCTGGCTGTTCCTTTCCTGCGAGGGCAAGAAGGGTGCGAAGTTCTGCAGCGTTATAATCCAATTCCACAATCCAGTCATTCGTTGGTTGTATTATGCAACGAAAATCCTTATCCAAATTAAGTATGGGGAAGGATCCCTTTTTCACCGAAAGTCTGCCTGTCTTTGTTTTGAAGGCGTCATAAGATACAAAATCTGCCTTGCGTCCTTGGTTTAGATCCCTAACAAAGTCCCTCGCTCTTTTGTTGTGAATTTTTCGTTGTAGGGGGGCGACATTGAGCTTTATTTTTTGGTCTTCTATCTCCAATAGCATCTCGCTTAGGCTTCGCATGAAGTCATAATTTTGGGGTTTTTCTTGGGTGCTAAAAACATGTTTTATTATTTCTGTTTTGAGGTCACAATACCTCAATAGATATTGTCTGGGGATCAGATCAAAGATGCAGTTGTCGAAGAGATTTACCTTGGCCTCTTTGAAAGAATTGCGATAAGCTTCCATTCTTTTCATTATTGCCGCCCACTCTTCCTTAATGTGCGCGGGACACATCTCGGTGAGGTTCTTGCCTCCCGCATAAAAATATGCGAACTCTGCATCGGTGGCATCGATTGAGTGCAGCGATGGCGTTGGGCGCCAAGTGTGGGTGAGCTCGCCGGGAATATTGTCGAAGTGCAATTCCCCATCGCAGAACACACCAACGCACTCCTTCTTGTCATCAAGGGTAGCGAAATATGTCATAAGTCCTCGTATTAAAACTTAAAAGTGGGAGATTTCTGAGAATTAGAAACCTTGAGCGGATCAAACTTACTATTAATATACATCAAAGCGTCCTCTGTGTCAAGGTATTTATTAAGTTCCACTGCTTCTTCCACAATATCGTCGAATTCTTTCTGAGAGGCGGTGGAGTTTACCTCCATGCCTTTGATAAAAGAATAGACCCGAAGCCAAAATGGATACCCCAAGGCTGAAATAAGTTCTGGGAGATTGGCATAGAGGGAGGGGTCAAACACAACTCGTTCTTTCAGGGTGTGTGATGTCTTTCCACTCTTATAGCATATTTCTGTGTACTTGCTTCCCACCGGAAAAACATCTGTATACATTACATTAATCATCTTAACAATTTCAAAAAATTCTGCCACCAGCGGATTGAAATAAAGCTGTCGGAACATGTCCTTCATATTATAATATCCCCTCGCCTTCATATACTCTTTCATAGGAGTCGACGTTAAGTTGGCCACGAAGCGCCATGGAGCATGACGATCCAAAATGAACCCATGATTCTGAGCTTCTTGAAAGAAGGTTTGGAAATTAGGATCTTCAAAGTATTTAGAGCAACTAATATAATCATTGCCATACTCCTCATCATTAAGATCAAATGCGAGGCCGGTTGTAAAGATGTCATTGTGGAGAGAGACAGCATACCGACCAAATGAAAGGGGAAAGGCGGGATTTATTTCGGCGGCGAAATCCAAAAAGGTGACAAGAAAGTTTCTAAAGTCAACCACGTCATCAAACTTCGTTGCGGAATTTAATTTCTCTTGTAGAAACCTTTTCTGGATGGTTCCCAAGTAATCAACATATTCTCTTTTCCAGTTTTTGTCTGCTCTTTCCGAAAATCTTAGAACTCCATATGGGCCGCCGGACTGCATCGATCCGTTCGTAATTCTTTTCTTAATCTTATCGGACAAGTCCTTCAGGGCATCACCCACAAAATCAAATGTATTGACTACACCATCGAAGGCTATCATCTTCTGAAGGTCTGGGACGGCAATCGCATTATCAAGATCAATCTTGCCATATAAATTCTTTTTCCGCAAATTAATTAAAACCAAGTTGGGATATACCTCTTTCATGGCGTTGGCATACCTTTCATACTGCAGCCTTTGCACATATGTGTATTTGGAATTTAAATCATTGTTCCCTTTGGGTTTAAAGTTAGCCATCAGCAATCACCTTCTCTGGTGGTGCACCGTCATACTGAAATGCACAACTCAGGGTGGTCTCGAATTTTCCTCCCTCAAAATGATTGCGAACCGAGGTAATCATATAATACCCCGACAAGCCCATGTCGCGCAGAACTTCGCGACTCCCATGAGCAGCAGGGTTTATATAAACAATCTGGGTCGGGCGAAGAAATGGTGCACCAAAAAGAGTTACCTCCGCGTTATATATTCTCTTTCGATAAATGGGCCCCTTCTTTTGGGCGTCGATTGCTTCTAGAACTTTGGTCCTTTCAAATTCATCCCAAGTAACAACGCTCATTTTTATATCCTTTACCAAGCCGGCATCTTTTCCAGAGCGGAGGTGATAAATGCCGTCTTGAAGATCCCTTCTATATTCCTTTAGGCTGCCTAGTCTATATGTTCTCGTGGGATTGTTCTCCCTACAAAATATGAAAAAATAACTCTGCTTAAGGTGGTCGTTGGATACTTTTTGGTGTTTATTCTGAGGGAGTGGGAAAAGGGGTGATGGGCCGAGTCTGAGATCTTCCAGAAAGAGAAGCCCCGATGCGTCATCGCCAGCGGGAGATGTAGGGGGGGCGAACGGATTTCTTTGGATTATCTCTCCTGTGGAAAGGAAACGAAATGCATCCGCTTCTCCGGGATCGGCCGGCGCGTTGGCTGAAAAGGGAACTGTTATAAGATCCTTTACCTGGGTCGGGAGGATCATCGATGTAGCTTCCGCTTCCAGTGCAGAGATAATCAAGCTATTGATACTATCCGATATAAATCGCTTAAGAGGCATCGTCGCTTTGCCTGTGTTAATGATCTTCTCGCTCCACCAACTCTGGAACAGTCTAAAGGAAATAGGAATATCCGCGATGTTCACAATGTAGGACTCTTCTTTTTCTTGCTCCTTTTCCGGTTCCGGCGGCGGAACCGATTCTAGCGATCCTAGAGGAACTACGCTATCGCCCCACTTGCCGCCGGGCCCGGATTGTCTTTCGACAATGCCCGAAGGGCCGTTGGGGTCGGTCGGGTAGCCGTCGGTCTCTGGGGTGAGGCCATATTCGTCTAGGTCGGGATACTGAATTTTTTCAGCGGCGATATCCTCTTTTAACAACTCCTCTGATTCTTCTTTTATTTTCGTTGGTGCATCGGCTTTTTGGTTTGAATGATCTGGGCAGTCCACCATTTTGTGAATGTCGTTTATGCTTATCTTCGGGGCGCCCTTAGTTTTTAGCGCGCCCGCCTGGGCCGTCGTAGATTGACTAGCATTTGCTACAATTGTCATGGGCCCAAGGACGATTCTAGTATCAATGCCCTGGAACCCTTCTCCGGCTTTACTCTCTAAAACGGTGTTCAAGAGATCACCATAATAAAAATAAGGTATTGTATATGACTCTTCTTGAAAAAATGGACACGGTGTCGAACCAGAAAAGGCTGTATTATAATCATCAACAAAATCCGGGGCAGTAGTGATATCACAGGGGTTAACCCGTATGGCCTTCATTTTATTCTTTTGCAATAGGCTCCCGACAACATTTGTATAAAGCTTTCTCTTAATATATTTCGTAGTGTAACGACGTTCGTATTCGGCGCCGGTAAGGTGAGGGTCGAGCTTCTCGATCTGTCGCTGGACTTGCTTGTCTAACTCCATATACCCCTGGTCCGTTATGTCTACTTGTAATTGTTCAGTGTTCGTCTGGCCAGCTGGTGGCGGCTGGCCTTTGCGGATGAGACCTGCATAATGTCGCCTTTTCCGAAGGTCCTCAAGTTGTTCAATTCCTGCGGCGCGGTCAAGAGCCAACTTCTTCATCTCCCGCATAAAGCGTTGACTCTTTTCACTTGGCAGTATATTCGCATCATATACGTCCGAACTTGCTGCATCATGATGGCCCATGAAGTCTAAGTCAACAAAGAGACTTCCATCATCGTTCATAGAAAGAGAGAACGTGGTGTTGGTGAGTCTCAATGTGGCTTTTAGTGATTTAATGGACTCGGCGAGATCTTTGCCTGCTGGCCCTTTCCAGACTTGATTCTTAAGATCAATTGAATAATCCATAACAACCTGACTTTGTAGCTGACTAGGGACAGCAAACACAGCGCCTTCTTTGTTGGCATCGGCGAGCTGCTCCTTGGTGATTTCAGGGAAAAAGATGTCTGTAAACCTATAGGAGATGCCTCCACTTTCTCTCTTCTTCAGCAAATCGTCAATTGTTTGGGCTCGTAGTCTCATTTTCGCTCGAATGTGTTTTTTGGAGGCGAATTCGTTTTGGTTTCCCAATATATCCCAACCGAAACTCATAAGACCCACACCAGTGCTTGTTCCCAGTGTGAGTTTTTCAGGGCTGGATGGAAGCACTGGGAATTGTTCAAAATGATACTCCACCATGGTGGTTTTTAGTTCTTCTCTAACTGTTGCTGTGGTTGGAGTTGCTGTCGTGGATTCGCCTTCTTTTGGTCGCTTTCCTTGATTCTCGGTTGAGCTCTCCGGTGGCTGCTGCATGATGGGCTTATATACCCTCACCCTGGGGATAATCGCCGACAGGTGTACCGGCCTCAAATCTTCAAAGAGGTGCGACATATCATTGCGCGAAGAAACAAGATTCGCCAAGTCCGGCATGGTGGGGCCCTTAACGTCAAGACAAGAAATTCTTCTATATATATTCCCCTTCCTTTTCTCTTTGTTTCTCAACATCAATTCGGGGAGGTGGAATAATAAAACGGCCTGCTCGCTCAGGATCTTTTCCTCTTCTTCCTGGGGTGCACTGCGTGACTTGGCGCGGTTGCGGGATGGGCCCATGGGGGAAGATTCTCCCTTGTATTTATTTTTATCGCTCAAGGATGCACCTAAACCAAAAGCCTTCAAGAATTCCGCTTCTTCGTCGTTGGGCTCTTGAGAAGCGCCTAAAATACTATCAGCTTTATCGCTGATGCGAGTGACGATACTGTCCAGGGTTATGCCTTCATCGAACATTTTTGGGTGTGTATTCGGATTAAATGATATATTTTGAAAAATTAGTGCTTCAAGGTCGGGAATATTGGCTATTTTTCTACTAAAGAGCGGGACGGGGCCAAAACCTTGGGCGGTATTATTTACAACATACCAGCCTTGTGGGACGGTCATCTTTGCGCCTTGCTCGAAGCCACTCAAGTCGGGGATTTTAACAGTTTCTGGAGGGTCGATCCAAATAGGAACCAATGGGTCGCCGGCATCCGTCGCCAAACCAGGGACGACAGGCTGGGAAGGGTCTCTTAGTTGCTCCTTTGTTTTGAAATTCTGGGCGCTTGGAGGGAGCAAAGCGTTGGGGCCAAATGGCTGAATAGTTGCGATTGGCTGACCTTGGGTGGTGTCGGGGAGTTTGCCGATGTTGTGTTGCAGCGGTGGCTGGTTTTGCGTTGAGTTGGTACTGGCGTTTAGGAAAAAAGAGCTTGCGGCGGCGGTGTTTGGGGCGCCCTGGAAATATCTAGTGTAAGACAGGTATGCGTCAAAGAGTAGCTTGGGGCTCTTCTCAATGTGGTCGGTGATGTATTTTGAAACTATATCATAGTAGGGGCTCTTCGTCTTTGTCACAACTTACATCCCCAATAGGCCGTACACTCTATCAAGAGGTTTGGGAACATAAACACCATCCCCAACCTTTAAGTGGCCCTCTGTCGGCGTTCCATTATACCAAGCAATGATCCACCATAAAGTTGAATCTCCATAATGCTCATCAGCCAATTTATATAATCTGTCACCGGTTGACCAGATGTGTAAAACATTGTTTAGCGAACCAACTTCCTCAACGTCTGGTCTTCGTTTTCGGTTGGTAGCATATTGAGTAAGGGCTCCGGGGATGCCGCGCCTTGCTCGGAGCTTCTTATAGAGAAGGGAATCATTAACTTTGATTCTTGAAGTTTTGTATCTGTCCATAATATATTACTCCTTCTTCTTTACCACGGCGCGGGGGAATGTTGAGTCGCCAGGATCATCGGGTTTCCAAAATTTCTTGTTCGTCCAGGAAAGGGGGTGCTCATGGGCGACATAGAATGAAAATGCAAGTTTAATTGTCTGAGGATATAGGATACCCGGCTCTGGGTCGAAGAGGCCCTGGTCTAAGTCGGGAGCATAAGTGAGCCCGTCAATGGAGCCCACCAATCCCTGCCTGATATCAGGGCTGCCGGTGCTGGCACCGTATTGGGCACTTTGAATGAGGTTGGCAAACTTTAATCTAAAGAGAGGGGCAGCTTTAATGGTGGCCGCGTTGTTTGGGGTGATTCGGGCCTTCGTGGTTTTGGCCGGTTTTTTTGGCTCCCCTTCAGCGGCGGCGGTGACATTGGTGTCCCCCGCACCTGAGACGGTTTGGTTAGATGAGGAATCTCCCATATCATCATAAGATGGGTAGAGCATGGACAAAAGCTTAGAGCACTTAGTCAAGTTATGTTGAGCTTCCTCAAGGCGATCCGCCACGACGTCCCAGCCCAAAGAAATAATTCTTTGAGTCCCCCTAAAACTTCTAATGGGGTCCATTCGGCCGAATGCCCTTTCTGTGCTCCACTCGCTGGAAAACTGATCTTCAAATTGAGTGAGAAAGGCTTTGAATTTAACACTCTCGCCGGACGGCAGGTGTTGCAACTCTATGGAATATCCTTTCTTATCAAAAAGTTCATTCTCATATGGATCGCCAAATTTATTTATCTCGTCTGCCATTTATTAATGTCCTGGGGTTGGGTGGGGGTGATAGTTGTCAAGGAGGGGATCGGATGTTTGGGCGGCTGCGGCGGAGGTGGGGCCTCCGGGTCGGTTAGCTGCGGCAGCTGCTAATTGTTCCATTGATCGTGCGGTGGATATATTTGCTGCAGCGTTTGCTTTTTGCAGCGGAGTCTCCTCGGATTTGGAAGTGAGTTGGTCTATCCATTTGCCGATGTTTCCACCTGCCCACCCTCCTGCGACTCCCAAGACACCGGAGGCAGCGCCGCCGGCTAGCAACGATGCACCGCCGGTGGGGATGGCTGAGATGCCAGCTGCGCCCCATCCTGCGACGCCTCCACCAACGGCACCAAGAGAACTAAGTGCTGCTTCCCAGGCCCCTATCTCACCTTGGTGGTATGCCCAGGCATTCATCGCTGGACCTGCCGCTAAACCAACACCGCCCAGAACTCTCGCCGCAACCGCAAATTTTGAGCCGGCATGAACAGCAAACTTGGCGGCTTTCGTAGCGTCCAACACCCCTTTTTCGGCGGCCGCCATTTGGGCCGGCGTTGTGGTCGGAGTATTTTTGGCCCACATTAGTGCACTCTCGGCTTGGGCCTTTGCGGCTAATAAGGTCGCGTGTTTCCCATGGCTTGCCCCTCTTGCCAGCTGGTACGCGCCGCCGCCCAACAAGCCTGTGCCGGCGCCGGCGAGTTTTATTGCACCGAGGCCGGCAGCACCGACGCCGGCGATGCTCCCCACGGGGGGTATATACTTGGGAGCATTGTCCGCAATGTTTCTCAGGGAGTTCATAACCTCTGCACCAGCATCCCCAAACGCTTTAGCGCCGGCGCCCTTGAAAAAAGCCGCAATTGACTCCACTGCAGTCATGGATCTTCTTGCAATCGATATCTCTGATTCACCCAGCCTCTCCATCTCTGCTTTAACTTGAGCGATACTCCACTTGCCGCTTATAAATTTCTTGAACACATCGGGCGTTACATTAAACGCAGAAGCGAATGCATCTAACTCGGCACCATAGATGGACGAAGCCTCTTTACCAGTTGCGCTGAACATGTTTCGCACCATCTTTAGGGCCTTGAGTGGCTCCCCTTCCGCATATGCTGCGCGCATGAGAGATATCGGCTCTGCAACTCCTCGACCAAGAAGGGAATTCAATTTAGCAGCGAACTGTGCTGATCCTTCTATTGTTTTGAGGGAGTCAGTGAAGTCTAAAATGGAAGTTGTAGGGACAGCAAGACCTGCTGCAGCAGATGAGATTTTCAAAAAATTCCTCTCTACGTCGCGACCATAAATAGCAAGCCTTGGGAGGGCCTCTTTGAAAGCGGCCATCATTTCGCCAGGAGATTTTTTCATGGCACGACCCATCTTAATAACATTACGCTCAATCTTAATTGCTTCTGTTCCGGTTTTTCCAAAGACCAAGTTCAGCTGGGCAAATGCTGTGGCACTATCAGCTACACCAACTCCAAACGTTTGCCATGTCGCAAAGGATTTACCAATGCTGCTAATGTGTGAGTCTGCCATTTGCATCGTGGGGAAGGCGGTGTGTAGTGCGTTAAGAGCCGACGGCAGATCTGCATTAATTGCAATCATTGGCGCAAATGCCTTCGTCAGCTCAGGGCCCATTTGCTTTGCGCGGCCAGTCATTTTATTATAATTGGCCTTCATATCCTCTATGCTGAACGCTGTCTTTATAGCCAGAGCAGCACTAACCTCGGCTGCCTTTATGATAAAAGAGGTTCCTATCTTTCCAGCTGAGAACGTGCTCGATATCTCTTTTTTAAATCTCTTTGCTTCTTCGCTATTATCTTTAAGGGCGTTTTTTAATTTAACGAAGCCGCCAAACATGTCTTTCTGGATGCCTAGAAAACCACTGGCGTTGGCTGCTAAACCACCAAGAACCTCAAGATTTTCTTTCTGGGCTTCAGTCTGCTTATCAAGTTCCTTGGTGCCTTTTTTGAGGGCTTTTTCTTTTTTCTTCTCAAGGGCGATTCGATCCTTGATGCTGTCTGCTTCTTCTGCTTTAATCTCAAGACTAACTGCTTCCAGTTCATTCTTAATTTTTAATTGATCGATGCCCGCAGTAGTTACAGCAAGCTTGTTTTGTAGTTCAATTTGCTCTTCCTTAAGAAGTGCAATGCGGGCTTTGGATGCTTCTTCCTCTTTAGCCTCTGCGTCTGCCGTCTGCTGTCCAGTGGAAGTCGAAAATGTCGCAATTGCATCGTTAAGATCTTTAATTGCTTGCGTAAGTTTCTTTCGGTTTTGACCCATTCACAAGACCCCCTATTTAAAAGGCCACTTAATGCCAGTTGATCTTTCAAACTTCTTGACTGCAGAGTCTAAAGAGTATTTGCTACGATATGTCTGAGGGTTGTCGAGGCCATACTTTTTATACTTTAGGAGATAGTCTTTTTCTTTTCCCAAAACTTTTGAGAAATCGCGGACTTGTGATTGGGTGCCTTTAACGGTAACAGGAATAGATGCTCCGCCAAACATGCTTCCCATGATTTTTTCAATTGCCCACCCGAACATGCGAAGAAAACTCTCATCAAGTTCGCCTCGTGACATAGAATTCAAATCAATATCTATTTCTTGCAATTCGCCACTTGTGTCATTCATCTTAAAGCCTCCATAAGAAGTTGTATTTCCATAGTAAATAGTCCCAACACGAAAATAGAGAGAACTTATGGGTCACTCTATGATCTTCGCTTGGAAGATTGCGACATATTTTCGCTTTCTCTTTCTTTTTGTTCCACGAGCCTTTTAATAAACCAGCGTCGTATTTTGATGGGAAGGGTGTATGCTTCAGCAAATGACCAATTTCCGTGATATTTTAAGACGAAAATCTCTTCATATACTGATTGGATGTAATCATTGTCGAGGCCAAAAAAACTCGGCAGTAACAGGAACCTCCAGGTCCTGTCGGTGATCGCAGCTAGAGCAATGAAATTCTTGAGTCATATCAATGTTGGGGATCAATTCCACATATACGCTCCGCAAGAACTTGGAATCTAATGCTGGCATTACATCAACAAATTTTCCAATAAGGTCTCGATCCTCCACCCCGTCGACGCCCACAATAATGGCCTTAAGGGTATCGGTTAAAAAGGATTCTGGAAGACCTTTCTTTTCTTTCCTCTTGCGAAAAGTCTCAAGGTTTTCCTCGTCAACGCCGGTCATCAGTCTTATTTCCACTGCATGGCCGCTCTTCGGCAACGTAATAATAAACGTTCCCTTGTCCGTCACTTCCACGTTCTCAAGCTCGTTGTTCAAGTCTTCTGCGTTGTGGCCGGCTCCGATGATTTCAGCATCCAATAAATCAAATGAGAAGTCAGTTTCAATGCCGCATGCGGGGCATGGAAATTTTGTTTTATAGTCGGCTCCATAGCCTGAGATTCTTGCCGCAACGGTGATCGCATTGCGATCACCCACGAGAAGATCTCTAATTTGCACATTCTCATCAACAATTAGACTTTCGAGAAGTCTATCGATTGTCACCCCCTTCTTGATCAGAGATTGTGATGCCAATATATCTTCCTCTTTGGCTGTCATATGTTTCATCTCAATAGAATCAACCCCACATAGAGGATGGTTTTTGGGATAATATAAGCCACGAGAAGGAAGATCAACAAATTCCGTGGGAACTGTAAAATTTAATCCTGGGCTTTGTGGTGGTTGTGTATTTTCTTCTGGTAAATCATCAGCCGAGTTCGATGGTTTTCGAACCCTTGCTTTATTATTTCTTGATGACATTAATCACCTCTTTCTTTCTAATTCTCTGAGTGTCTATGGCTTTGGAACAAAAAGTGATGGGCCAGTGACTCCGGAGAGTTCCGCCCAATCATACCTAAGTACTAATTCGATGGTGCTCAGGTCCTCAGATTCATAATCAAGCATACTAAAGTTGGCTTGTTGAATCCATGCATTTTTTAAGATCCACGTTTCGATTTCATCATTGGTAGTGTCGCCCAATTGTATGATTTTGACATCTCCCAATGCTTTGATGGCGGCCGCTTTATTGATCGTGGTTGTGTCGGTTGATGGACTTGATGGAATCTCATAGCCAGACTCTTTCAAAATCTGGGCCGTTGCTGCTGCAGCATCGGGATTGACGGGATCAACCAAAGTAATAGTTACATTTTCCCACTCCACTCTTCCCGGATAATGGAAAGTGTGATTTATATATTTGTGTGCCGTTTCCGTCACAGAGAATTTTGGCTTGTCTGCTTTGGAAGCGAACCATGTGGCGTTACCGCCGCCATATCCCTCGCCTGATCGGGCTGCGATGCTGACTTTAAACCTATACGAACGTTTAGGATCTTGATTTGGGCTTGTCCAAAAATTTTCTACTGCCATTTTTTAATTCTCCTCATGAGTCGGTTTCATACATAAATAGTCTCATTTTCCTTTAATCGTCAAAAGATGCTCCAGTTCTTTGAATAACAAAATCAATTGCAATAAATTCAATAGATCGTGCTGGTTGCAAAAAGATTTTTGCATACATTATATTCCTATCAATAAGATCTGGAGTGGTCGTGGTTTTGTCAAGAACAATCTTATAGTCCGTGAGACCTAATTGGGACTGTACTTCCCTTAAAAACGGATCTGCTTGTGCGATAAACCTATTCCACGTTGCCTCGGTATTACTACCAAACAACAGCCTTGACGAAATGTTAGAAATTCCTTTCTTAACATACAGCATCATTCTTCGGACGTTTACTCGGTCAAGAGCCGAAGGAGTGGCTTGGAGCGTCTTCTGCCCAAAGATCACAATACCTTCTGCCGGGAATTTAGCGATTGGGTTCACATTGTTCTCGTAGAGTTTATCTCTCATCTTACGAGTCAAGTGTTCTCGAACACCAATCACAGGGATACCCGCTGCTCCATCGGATAAGCCGCCGCGAGTAAATCCTGCTGGCGCAAACCATGGTGCTGACTTCTTGTCGGTGCTGGCGAAGGTGCCAAGAGCCGCGATAGAAGGGGGAACCCATAAAATCTTTCCAGATCCGAATTCATCCTTAGTTTGTACCCAAGGATAATAAGTGCATGCATAACTGTTATTTAGTGCGCGGGTTTTGAGGTCGCCAACAGTCGTATCAACCGATCCTACGCGGGAGGAAGCGGCATTATTGTTCTCATACTCAGTTTCATAGCCACCCTCTAAATCAACAATCGCAAGAGCATCAGCGCGCTCTTCGCAAACATTCATCAAGTGGGTTGTTAGTGACGAGTTCGTCACACCAGGAACGGTGGCCAGATTAATGTCCACAACTTCTGGATCTGCTACAGTGTCAATCGCTCTCTTGACTGAATTAAATGCATAATCATTATATTCAGTTTTGCCGTCGGTTCGAGAGTTGGCGATGGGCTCTTTATCAAAAATATCAAACCCGTCAAATCCTCCAGCCAATGGTACGGTAAATTTATTAAATCCCGCGTCCAGCGTAAGATCATAGCCCCTTGCAGTTGTCCCATCTGGGTTTGCCAAGGATGGACCGCCTGCAGAGATAGAGTCTCCTGCATCGTACAATCCGGATGCATAATAGGCTTGATTTTCAACTCCATCTGAACCGGAGACGATTGCCACGTCGTCCAAAGTAAATGTAAAGCTTGCTGATTTTTCCACACTTGTCGGCATGTATCTTGATAAATCAATATAAGATCTCTCAAAGTTGCCATTTGATCTTTGGTCTGTAGTGAGACCAAAATAAGCAAGCGTTGGGTCACTGAATCCTCCGGTTGAAGAACTCACGCGAAGGGCCATCTTGGGGCCCTGGAAGTTGAATCCGAGTTCGCTCGTTCCAGCGTTGCCCGAAATAACTCCGGGACTTGCCACATGCGGAATGGTAGTGGACAAAATATCCGATAATCCGGTGTCATCGTTAAGGGTTCCGGACGCATGTTGAAACGTTTGCGGGCCCTCAAATCCAAATGGCAGAAGCGAGGCATCTTGAGGGTATCCCATCGCAACATAAATATATCGTGATTGATTGTTATAATCGCCAAACTCAGTAAAGCGGCGCTCAGTGTCTGACCATGTGGCATATTTGTCACCAATCTTAACTGAAATAAAGTCCGCAGAATTTGGATCTAAGTTACAACCAGAGAAGGTCTCAAGGACTATCTTGTTTGCGTCGGTGTCACGACCATCGCGAACCTCCACAGTAAAGGTTCCATATTCATTAAAGTCTGGGTTTCGTGGTGCTGCAATATCTGTAATAGAAATCTTAACATTTGAATTTGCCCACTCGCCTGAATCTAGAGCTTTAAGTTGGAAAAGGGGATGGCTGTTGTCAGATAAATCCTTCTGACTTATAATCATACCAGTCTCTGCGGCTTGAGAGCCGACCTTTCTACTTGCGCCGCTGTTGATGCCTGCAATAAATGCTGCAGACCTTCCGGTGGCGGTGGCATCTGAGCCAGCGACATCATAAAGGTTTCTTTCAAAGGTTTCCCCCAAAAAGTAAGTCATCGAGGTATCAGAGGTCACGGGCCCAAGAAGGGTTGGATCAGTATTGAAGACTTTCCTGATGTGGAAATCGCTTCCCTTGTCAAAGTTGAAGGAGGCTGTCAATACAGAGCCAGAGGTTTCGTTTTCGATGATAGCCTTAAATTGGAAGTTGGGGCCATCGCTTTTAATTAATTCACAAGTGGATTCTACGTCAGTGCCTTCGGTGTTCTCTCCCTTGAGTCGGATCGATCCCTCGTTAAGATACCAAATGGCAGCCAAGGTTCCGGCGCCAACTGTATCATCGGCTCCCCCGCTGAAAAGTGTGTTCGCAGGAGAAGTTCCAGTGAGCGACGACGTGAGGCTGTAAAGATTCGCGTCCGCATCTTCTAGAACGGATGTTATGGTCACAGTAGCCGAAGAGTTGGGGCTGCCAGCTGGGCCAGTTGCAGTGGCGATGGCCGTGAAATCAGTTGATGCGGAAGCTGCAATAATCGCAACAATTGCATCAGCACTAGCTTTGGCAGTGCCACCCTTTGCGAACTTATTCGGAGCATCTGGTAATGAAGCTGTGCACGTAAAGGTGTAAGTGGAGGCTCCATCTAGAACTAGAGGATCGCCCTCCTCCATTGTATTATCATCAAGAGTTAATGTCGCAGTGGAACTAGCTGAGGCGGTGTAGTCGGCGACCCACAAACCCATTGCTCCACCGTTGGTGCCGCTGTCCACAGTAAGTGAAGTTTTTTCTGTCTCCCAACCCGCTTGGCCATCGGTGGTGGCTGCTCGGTTGTCCTCACCCAAGACGCGGACTACAGTTAAGGGGGTGCTGCTCTTGAGCCATGCTCGTGCGGCATAAGGGGCATACATTGTCGAGGTTCGGTTTCCGTCTCGCCAAATGTCTCCGCCTTCTCCGCCGGGTACAGGATTTCCAAAAAGTTCAACGAACTCCAAGAAAGAATTAACAGTAACGGGGCGCATTCCAGGGCCGCGCTGGGTGCGGCCAATGACGGCTGGACCTACAGGGCCACCTTCCTTGGGAAGCTGAGATTGATCGATTTCTTTTAAGAAAACTCCGGGCGAAACAAAACGATACTTTTTAACTGACATTGTGAAATCTCCTTTTTGACGACTCATCTCTAAAAATGAGCATTACAATACTATTATATACCATATTAATTAGTATTTAGGATTTTCAAAAGCCCAAAAAGTGTTTTTGCTGGCCAATAAAGCGGGTTTTTTAAAGAAGGTCTAAATCATCCTCTCCCAACATGGTCCTTTCGCGGGGGATTTTTACCTCAACAGCATTCTCCCGGCGGACAATAAATGGCTTCTCTTGGTTCGATCCCTGACCGATGAGATGAGCCAAAACTCGAATGTTAATTTCGGTCTCATACATGCGCTCTTCCTCACCCATATCTTCTACATTGCTTGTGGAAGTAAAATCTGAATCTACGAAAGCCTCATAGGTGTGACCTTCGTTATCTATCAAAAAGTGGTTTATATTCCCGGTCTTAGTCATAAAAGGTTGTAGCAAATCATTCATTTGTTGTTGATATTCGGTGCGGATTTTTACAACATAACTTGCATTAATGGAGACGGGAAAGGGAATGGTTATTGTTTCATATACAATCTTTTCATTTTTCCTCGGAAAGTTTAGCTGGCCGGTTTGCTTGAAGGAATCAGCATTTGCAAAATTTGCTGTTTTTTTCTGGTTAATCACTCTGGTAATTTCAAAGGCGCCTCCCTTGGCATCGGGATCGGGGGGAATGTTGGCCCATGCCACACCCTTTCGGGTCGGGTCTTTTTCAAAGCCGGCTCTTTCAAGCGAAAGCAGAGGCAGAATAAGGGCCCCTTCTTTATCTCTCATCTCTTTGCTGCGCTTAGATTGAAAGGCTCTTTCGGCCGAGACCCAAATGACTGGCACCTTTTTGTACCCTCGATTGGTGGTTGTAAACAGATCCATTTCTTCGTCCAGCCACTTAAACAAGGCCATGTCAACATTCTCAATAGTTGAAGGCTCGAATGTAATTACTTCTCCATCTTTATCTCTTGTCATTCATTTTCCTCGCTGCTCTCGTAGAAGTTACTTGCATGCCAAGTTCCCCCTTCGTTGAAATAATACTTACCCTCATCAATAAAAACACCAACAGGTGAACTACCAGTATACTGTAGATAAATAGCACGTCCACCATAAGATGCCGAGTTTTGATCAAGGCCAGTCAGAATTGCGTGATCAGGCGCGTGGCGGGCGTCGAGGGTAAGAATATCATGCATATCAGGATAAACCCAATGTTGTGGCTCAGACGGCGGTTCGGTATGAAAAAAGTGAGAAGGATGCCAAACCCCACCCTCATTAAAGTAAAACTTGCTTGAAATAGAAAATGGCACCACAGGGTCCTGTGCAACGTGCGACAAATAAAGAGTCTTTCCAGTGTAAGCAACAGGGTTGTTGGCGTATTCCTCAAGTAAAAGGCGATTGGGGCCATCGCCATCGTCGGCCATAGTAAAAATGCCAGATCCCAGTGCCGCGACTGCGACGGTAGTTGTTCCCTCACCGCCCCCTGAAAATTCTAAATTAGCTATCTGCGTGTTGATGGAGTCAATCTGAGATTGGATTACTCCTTCGGTAGTAGCAATCAACTCTGTAAGGCCATCGACGTTCGATGCAGCCACATAGGATGCGGTGGTAGCTGTGCCTTGAAACACCCCTCCTTCTGATCCCGTACTAGATGCGAGATTAATAGTTTGCTGGAAGTCGTCGTCAGTGAAGAGGTCTTCTTGTGAAATTCCCGCGAGTTCCATGGCATAGGCAGCCCACTGAGCTACAGTAATCTCGCTCAACGAATCAACCTGAAAATACTCCATTGCCATTTCGGGGGTCACGCCGAGTCCGACAAGGGTCGCGGGGACGATGTTGCCATTAATTGACTGTACGGAGATACCGCCGGAGTCTACTTGAAACCTGTTAGTGCCACCGAACCAGATCGAACCTGTGGCTACAAATATTTCTTTGAATTGCTTAGTGGCGGAGCCTAAATTATACACCTCATCCTCGTCAGGAAGTATATGGCCGGCCACTTGGAGAGACCCTGTGAACTGGTGGGTATCAGCTGAGAGGTTTCCAAAGCTCGTCGACCCAGAGACATCCAGAGATCCGGTAATGCCTGCGCTGCCGTCAAGTTGGCCATCCCAAGCACCACCGCCGCCTGAAGAATTGATCGTTATTTCGTCGCTCGTGGAAGTGATAGTTATATTATCTCCTTCCGCCAGGGTCTTCATATTGAAATTGGCCCCTGTCTTATTTCTGAATACTCCTTCTCCACTCCCCACATTTGACATGGTATTGTCAACACCGTCGGGGGTTATGATGTTAGCATTTTCACATGCTGTAACTGAATCTAAATCAAAATCGCTGACGGTGCCTTCAACTTCAGAAAGACGAAAGGTGCCTTCCCTGGCGCGGATGCAGCTTGCCACTATCTCAAATTTCTCATCTATTTTCCCGAAAAGAAGCTTTGGTTGGCCGACAGTAATGATTTCATAAAGAATGCTGCCGTAAAGGACAAAATCTCCCTCACGAACAAAGAGGTTTTGATCCTCTGTCAATCTCCTTTTGTGAAATTTAACGTCGATGGCCGACTTCCTGTCGATACCATAGCTCGTTGTGGTGGTTTCACTACCTTTCCACTCAACGGCTGCGAAAACGTGGATGGGGGGCAGAAAAGTTTTATTAATCGCCTCTCCGTAAAGTTCGTGAAAGTCTGAATTCGGTACTGATATTGGGAAGTATACAACTTGCTGACCCACAACCCTTTCAAGAACTTCGTCATTAACTTGTTTTACCAAGTTTGATTCTTTTCTTCCTGTGAAAAGTGGAGGTGGGGGAGTTCCGGGTCTTTCATAGACCTCTCCGCAAGGCTGTTCGCCAGAACCTCCTGTACTCGTAGTGTCGCCCGTCAGCACCCTAATTTCTTCAATCGGATCGCATGCGGGGGGTGCAGTATATCGCGGATCGTCTTCTTCGGGGTCTGGATATGATTCTGATGGGAAAGATCCGTCTCTGGCGCGGACACATTGGGCTGAAATTTCCACCTTGGTGGCCACTTGGCCGAAAAGAAGTGTTGGTTGCGAGAGTTTCACAATCTCGTACTTCTGCTCTCCATATTGGATGAAGTCGCCTTCTCTGACAAATAGATTCTGGTCTTCGGTTAGGCGTCTTTTGTGAAAGTGAATCGTTACTTTGGATTGCTTATCAATCCCGAAGCCGGTGGTTGTCGTCTCTTCACCTTCCCACTCAGCGAGCACCTCAACGTGGATGGGAGGAAGGTAGGTTTTATTAATTGCTTCCCCATAAAGAGGGTGAAAGTCAGAGTGCTTAATACTAATCGGGTAATATAGGATTGAAGTCCCTATTACTCTTTCGATCACCTCGTCGGCAACCTGCTTTACAATATCTTTTTCTTTTTGCCCTGTAAATAGGGGAGGTGGTGGGGCTTCAGGTTGCTTCCACTGATTATCTGACATCTATAAGAGCCCTCCTACCCCACAAAAATGAGCAAAGGGATTTTCTGTTGAATTTGATTAGCGTTTTCGACCAACTCTGCATCGCCAGCCATCAACTGACCATATGTCATCTCATCCAAAACAGTCTTCAATTCTTCCCTGAGAGCGTTCTGTTCTTCTTTCGCCTGCGAAGCAAGTTCGGTACCATTCAGTGTCACTGAATCTCCAGGAATTGGAATACTGGCAAACTTTCCTCGAACGTGGCCCAGAGTTTCTTTGCTGAGTGCTAGACAGAACCTTCTAATCCACTGTTTACCGATGGCATTAATATTCTCGTATGGTATATTGTCGAATGGTAGCGTATTCATGTTATTGATTCCATCAATGCCGATGTCTGCGCCAGAGGGGTTTTCCCAATTATTTCCTGGTATTGTGAATTCAAACCACATCTTATCAATATTATATACAGAAGGGCTTGGGAAGATCCTAATCTTATTATCTCTTAGTTCGTAAGAACATTGCGAAGTTCGCGTATAAAGGGCATCTTCATAAGCCATCGCTTGGAGTTTGTTTTCCCAAACTGGCACCACTTGAAAAGTGCTATCATCTGCATACTGACCATAGGACGTCAAGTTACCAATGACGTTTAAGCCACCCTGATATCCGAAAAAGCGCCACATGACTCGTGGGGTCTTATAGAATACTTTTTTAATTAAGATCTTTTTATCTCCGACAGAGCCGGTAAATGCGGATCCAGACACCAGCGATTGGGCCTCCACAATTGACTGAAGATCGTAATCTTGGACGAGATTCTCTATGCTAAAAGATGCCGAATAGATCGGGGTGCTTCCGCCCACATTCGCCTCTTGAGAAATACCGTCGGCGACGCGACGAGCATAGCCGTAATCAAATAGGGGGTATTTTAAGCTAACGTGCGTCCCGTCAAGAGACGTCTTTAATGAACCGCTCTCCATCTCTCCCCTGTGGTCAAACGTCCCTGTGGAGGCGCCCAGGACGTCTGATAGGATGTTCTTGGACTGGTGGATGTTGACCAAATAAGAATATTCCAAGCACGACTCTTCGTAGGCTGCATAAACGCTCTCTTCTTTTATTTCGATATCGAGAACATCGCCGCCCAATTTCCTATAAGTATAGGTCACTTGGGAGACTGCGCCGGAAATGAATTCGTCAGATGAGTAGGCGTTCGTCGCCAATGAGGATAGCACATTATCGTTCGTCCCCGTAACGGGCAAAACTGAAACACTGCTATTGCTTTTGGGGGTTAAAATCGGAGCTGCCATGCAAAGTACCTCGTAAGATTATAATTCACTTAGTAAGTAGTTTATTTATTGACTAAATGCAGAACAAATAAAGAACCCGCCACAAAGGGCGGGTCTTTATTATACTAATTGTTGGTTACTGATTAGCCGAGCAAATCTTCAACCACAACCAAGCCATACATGTCAGGACGAACCATCTTCTTAGCATAGCGAGTCATCACACCCTTTCTGGGTACGAAGTCTTCGGGGCCGAAGATAGTCGGAGTGACTTGCAGTGGCACATATGGTGAGTAAACATATCCACTTTCGAGGAAGTTACTACCTTTACGTCCAACTAACAGCAAGTTACGGGGGAAGTAAGGATCAACCAAAACGTCCCATTTGCCACTCAAAGTACCGACAGTTACGGTTCCTGCAGAACCTTTGTCATCATCATGAGTTACCTTAGCTCGGAAGCCTGCGGTGAATTCAAGAATGTTGGCAACTTCAGGAGAAGTAACGATGAACGTCGCTCCGCCACGCAATACTTTGCGGTGGATCTGAGCTGACACGTCGTTGACGGTTTCGAGAAGGGTCTCATACCATTCGGAAACCGTACCCGTGAAGTCACCTTCACCGGATGGCAATGCAGCGCCTGTTCCACGATCCAAGAATTTGCCAGGACGACGGCTCCAGTAATAGGTGCTAGCTTTAGCGCCTTTTACTAAGTCGTTCAGGATTTCCTGATCAATTTCGAGAGCAATTTGTTCGGACAGAATGCTTGTCAATTCAACTTCGGCATCGAGGTTGTGATAAGCGTTCAAGTCTTGACCCAATTCAGGGCTCCACTTTGCTTTCAACTTTTTGGTAACTGCGGTCACAGCAACACTGTCGACTTTGATGTCGATTTCAGGAATATATCCCACAGCTTCACCAGCAAAGTCGCCAGCGTCGGGCTCTTCGCCTGCACCTTCAAGTCCCCATGGATCACCACCGACGATTGAGCCTAATGCTCCACCTTCGTTAAATTGATCCTTTAGAGGATATTGTAGAGCCACCTGAACATCATTCACATCGTCAGTGGTTCCCAACAATGTAAGTGTCAATGTTCCACGGGTTGCTGACAGTGGGTCAGTATCCAACTTGGTTAAGCGACGAACAATGGTACTCCCGGAAAGGGTTCCTACCGTTGGTGAATCTGGTGTATTGATTGCAATCAAGTTCTCCAGATTGATGGAACCAGTCGTTGCGCTAATATCACATGATACCTGTTGAACATTGAGTGTTCCGTCCGCGAGGATATCGGCATCATAACGAATTGCTTTCTTTGCGTCTTCGCTCAAAGCAGATACGAGAGACGAAGTTGCAATGACAACACTACCAGTTGCAAGAGTGACAGCGACAGATCCTGTTGGGGAACTGTATCCACTTTGCAAGTTATAAAATCCACCACCATCTTCGGTGATGTCAGTTACGCCATCAATAATTTCCTTGGCCACGGCTCCACCACCATATACGGAATCACCTGCGGTATCACCGAGGCGCGTATTGGTCATGGTAAAATCCATGAAGAAAATCAAGCCAGATGGCAAGCTCATGGGTTGTACGGAAACTAATTCATTGGCAATCAATCCACCGAACACACGACGGACGATAGGGAATGCAACAGCTGCAAATCCTTCGACATCGCCTGCGGCCATGGATGATGCTTCACGAAGAAGCTCTTTTGCTTGGTTTTCGAGTAAGCGACTCATATAATTTTTATCACGGTCAGTTGACAGTCCCTCTAAAAGTCCAGTTTGCTCCCACTTATTAAGCAGAGCAGTACCTTCCTTCGCGAGATCGCGATCAACAATACCTTCAGTTAAACGTTCTAAAACAGACATTTTTAGAATCTCCTTTTGTAGTTAGTTATTTGATCCCCGCCAACAGCTTCCAGCGGTCTTCATGGGGATTAATAAGTTTTGGTTCTTTTCGTCGAGGCATTCTCTTCGACGTATTGTTGCTAACTACTTCGCTTAGTGATTCAGGTCGTCCTTGCCTCTTTGTGGACACCACTGTGCTTTGAAGTGTTTCGAATACAGTCTTTGCATGCTCAACTGACTTTGTTTCGTGAAGTGCCTCGACAGCAATTTGCATCTGTCGCTCATTCAGGGAGTCGGACTTTAATACTTCATTAGTATAAAGCAGTTTAGCATTTTGGAGACTGAGATTCTCCAACGTCGTTGCGAGCTTCTGAATATTCTTCTTCTGCTCTCTCATTCCGGATAGCAATTTTTTGTTATCCGCTTTGAAATTATCGTTTTGCACTTGGAGGGCTTTGATAGTTTCTAAAAGTTCGTTTGTTTTGCCGGTAATCTTACTGAAGTCGATTGATTCAGTTACAGGTTCTTTTTCTTCCTGTATTTCTTCCTGTATTTCTTCCTGTATTTCTTCTTCCTCGGAAATTTCCTCGGCTTCTTCCAGTGAAACCTCTTCAACAGTTTCATTTTCTTCGAGGTTTTCTTTCTCTCCAAGCAGTTCGGCAATGACGGAAGCAATGTCATCTTCTTCCAGTTTTAAATCTAGGTCTTCCTCTTTTTCGCCTTCGGGGGGAATGAGGGCTGCCAGTGGTTCGGTCGGCTCTTGCTCCGACGGGAGAGGGGTTGGCTCTTCTTGAGCGATGGCAACAAGGCCATCTAGATCGAGCTTTACCATCTTCTCGGAATCGGGGCATGCACATACATTTTCGCCGTCGCCAAATGCAGGGTGCAGATCCATTGCAGTCGGATCTTCAACGCTGACGTCAATGGCATTATCTAGGTCAGCGAGGTCAGCGTCCAACTCTTCATCTTCAGCTTCGAGAATACTCTCCATCACCTTCTTGACTTCCGGCGCGTACTTTTCAACGATTTCCGTCTCTGCGCTCTTAAGGGCCGCTTCTTTAAGGGCCTTTGCATCAATAATTGCTTGTTCTAACATTCGTGACATTTGGCTACTCCCATTCTTGTGATTCAAAATCTTTGATATAAAGTCTATAGGGACTTCTAACTAATATAAATAGTGCTCACATCGCGTAAATCCCCTTTTTTGCAAAAAAACCTGATTTTTAGAGAGATAGCCATGGGTTTTCCTGGGGAGTTACTATTTCTTTGTCTTCCTCGAAAGCAAAAGCACCCTCCGAAGAGGGTGCTTTGAGTAATTCATTAAGTGATTAATTTATTAGATTACTGAGGATTAGAAGTCTCCGGGGCCATCGCCGCCATCGCCGCCACCGTCGCCGCCGCCGCCGCCTGGGCCGCCGCCGTCGCCGCCTGGGTCGCCGCCGTCGCCGCCGCCGCCACCGCCACCGCCGCCGCCACCGCCGCCACCGCCGCCACCGCCGCCGCCTCCGGCGCC